TATGTTCTCCTTTTGGTTGCCCTAATACAGCACCCCAGTTAGCTAGTGAATGACCACCGTCTCGCTGTGGATTAGCCAAGCGTGACATAACTAACGTGTCTGTAATCTTACATTTGCTGAAGTCTGTGCCTAGTATCTGCTCAAGAACAGGTATGTCATAGTCAATAATATTGTGACCTATGATCTCGCACTCTCCTTGATCTAATAGCCATTGATTGAAGTCGTACAAAGTAAAACCAGAGAACTCAAAGTATTCCTCCAACCCCATGTGATAGGCAACAATAACCCACACTCTGTCGGGCTTCAAGCCGTTAGCTTCTATGTCGAATACAATCTTATCCATTACTAAAACTCCGCTTTATCATCCGGTACTGGACAGTTAGTCTCGATCATGCGACCAGACTCCTTATCGTAGTACAGGTAACATGCGGGGCCCGTCAGTCCAACAAATCTATTCTTCAACACACGCACACAGGTGGTGTTGCGTATCTCTGGATCAGCGTGTTGTTGATCACGTTCCAGACCAATAACTATGTCGCTAAGTTGCGCGATTGCCGCCGATCCTCTGAGTTCTCCCAAAGAAATCTTACCGCCGTCCTCGTGCGCCTTGGCACCGCTAGGTCTGCGAAGGTGTGATACTAAGAATAGCCCTACACCTGTCTCCTGAACTAGCTTACGTAGATTAGTCATAATGCTGTCAATGGCCTTGCGTTCGTCACCATTGTCCTGATCCGACACTACAATACTGAGATGGTCTAGGATAATCCACTTACAGTCAAGTCCTTTAGCCATGTAGCGTATGCGTCCTAGCAGATTGTCCTCACTCGTACTGCCCCAGTGATCGAACATAAAGATACGACCGGAACCCATTGTCCTGTCCCAGTATCCCTTCTTCTCTTCCTGAGTCACTGTCTTGTCCAAGTGCAGTTGCTTGTTAGCCTCGATAGACATGATGCCTAACGCTGTCTTAGGGATGTCCTCCTCCAGTGCTAGGATACCAATGTTATCGTCTGTCGCACCCAGAAGGTAATGCTCTAACTCCCTGACAATCTGTGACTTACCCATGCCTGAGCCTGAAGTGATCGTCACCAGTTCCTGTCTGCGGAAGCCGTGGGTGTACTCATTAAGACAAGCCCAAGGATAATCAATGGACTTGACGTTGGACTGCTTGATGATCATGTCCCAAGTCTCATTGCCAGCAACAATACCATCTGGCTGGTAGGTCTTGGCGTTCCACCACTCCTTAACAAAGTCCTGAACCTTACGTGCCTTAAGCATGTCACCTGCATCCTTCATAGGCAAGCAAACATTCTTGGCTTTGTTGGGAGTGAACAGATCAAGGACTGAACGCGCAGCCTCTTGTCCTGCCTTGTCATTGTCGAAACAGATGACGACATTCTCAAAGGACTCTAGCCATTCGAGGTTTGCTTTGATGTCTTTGGTTGCACCTGCTGCACCTGATCTGATGGAGACAACCGGCCACTTGCCATCAAACATCTCGTTGACTGCCAGTGCGTCTGCCTCGCCCTCTGTGACCGTAATGTATTTACCGCCACCCTTGAACGCCTGTTGGCCGAAGAGCCCTGCATTATCGAAACCTCCTGTCGCATAAAAAGATTTGTTCTCCACTATCCGTACCTTGGTGCCTGTAACTACACCGGTGTCCTTGTCATGGTACGGGTAATGATGTTTGACAATCTGTCCGTCAGTACCGTACTCAACTGTGACACCATAGCGTTGTGCTGTGGCTTGGTTGATACGCCTGTCAGGGATTGCCGCTATAACTCCTGTCATCTCTAATGACCTCGCTGGTCGTTGTTGTATTCGGGTAACTGTGCCATCGCCCCGTTCATAATGTGAACAGCCGCCTGAGAAACAGACGGCGTGTCCATCGGAGTACCTAGCCAAGTTATCCTTAGAGCCACACGAAGGGCATGACTCGTGTTGGACAAAGGTAGACTCCGCTGTCATTAGAAGTCCTCGCCTTCTGCTTGCTCTGCTACTTCCAGTACCTTGATCTTGTTAAGGTAGGTGGACGTTCCGTGTACAGGATGGGGCTGACCTTCTGCCCAAAGCAAACGTACCTTAGAGCCGCGACCAATACGGCCAGCGAAGGGTTGACCCTCTGCGTCCATCACAGGTACATCATATTTTGTACTAAACTTACGTTGCTTAGTACCCTCGTACTCGCGTAGCTTGACACCCATACCAGCCAACTGATCTGCTGTGGTATCATCTAAGCTAATGACAACTGAATACTTGCCAGTGGACTGACCCTGATACATCTCGTGGGTGTCTAGGTTTTCAAACGCTATTGTGCCTTCTACTACTGCCATGATTACTATCCTTCTAGGTTGTGGTTTGATACTACTTAAGTATCGTTTGGTTAAAACTTTAAAGATTATTACTAAACATTTCCCTTTAATACCTGAATATTATATCAGCCATTCAGTATCCTGTCAAGTTCCTCTTCATTCAAATTGTCAAAAACTTTGTTGACCTCCTCCATCACCGCATCATTAGAGTACGAAGCGCACTCATTGCATAGGTCAAGGTGGTGTCCTGTCTGGTGGTCTATTCGTTTTAGTTCATGCTCGTTCAGTATAACGTCACACGCTTTGCATCTACTCATTGGGGAATACCTCATTGTGTTTAAGTACCATGTCTGTATAGGAGTTATTGTAGTACTCCTCTCTCATCTGCTGGGCTACACGGGATGTCAACTCAGATAATGACATACAGTATACCTGATACTCAATCAACTCGTCAACCATTACATGGGCCTGTGGTTCAATCCAATCGCTTGGCTCATAGCCTATCATGTGTTCTTTAATCTTGCTCATAATTCAACCTCATCATATACGCGACCATAGCTAATTAAAACAAACGGTAGGTGTAACATGATACCCTCGAAGGGCATCGCTACCGTCTCGTCTGTTTCGCTATTGTAACACCATACTGCGCGGCTGTCAGCAAATTCTAAAAACACACCGCACCCATTAATGAACTCTACGTTCAACAGTCTGCCGAATAACTTCATTAGTTGTTACCTCCATATTTGTGTAATATACCCGCCCTAACTCCTCGCTGGTAAGCTGAGGGCTTTTTTGTAGTGCTTGTCGAGCCTCTTTTAAACCCTTGGAGAAAGTCTTGCTCTTCAGGGGTCAACGGTACTTCGCTGCTGGTTTCCTTAACAAACACACCGTCAACCATCTTTCCGCGGCGTAGTTTTATTTCGTTGTATGCGTGTTCCATACACTCCGTGAGCGTCAGTTCGTTGCGCTCTGCTATGTTGACAAGGACGACAAGAATGTCGCCTATGTCGTCTATAGGGCTGGTTCCGTCAGTTATGCTTTGGTTTAGTTCCTCCACCTCCTCTTGTAGTTTAGTGAACTGTGCTCTGTCAGTAGACCCAGCAATTAAGTTGCGATCCCTATGCCACAGCTGAACCAGTGTTTCTATTCTCTCAAACATTACTCTTGCTCCTCTAACCATTCATCATCGCCGCGTTCATCTGCCAGCGCCTCGTCTATCTCGTGTTTTGTTGGTGAGTAATCAAAATCCTCATCACCGTGACAGTCCTGCCATCTGCTCATAACTCTACTCCTCAATTGATAATTGTAGACAGTGGGGTGCTTATCATCCAGAACACACCAACCCATAACATGTAAGTAACGGCGGCCATTGTAGACCAGCCGAACACCTCTGTAAAGAAAGCCCAGCGAGCCTCTCTGCGTTGTTCCCTTACTCTCTTAAGCCGTCTTGCGCTATTCATTACGCCACCTCCACTAGATCATCAATAAATTCCTGCGAGACTTCACGCGCCTCACGACCTGCGAGCCATTTGTTGATGTGCTTGCTGGTGGTCACACTAAAGAACTCATCAGTTCGCACCAGAGAACCATCAGCGAGCATCGCGCCGACTGGTGTCTCGTAGCTGAAAAATACTTCCGTCATGTTAAGATCCAGCACTGTCATGTTATTTCCTAATTTCTTAAGGTTCATCTTTGTTGCCTCTGTGTTGTTGTTTAGTTGGTTTAAGAATGCCCACTGTATACCAGCGGACACGATAAAGCAACTAGATTAAGTACACATATAGATCACACAACAGGCCAAAGATATACACAAAAACCACTGACCCAATAATATATTCTAAACCCCAACCTCTCATTTTTTCACCTCTTCTATTTTCCAGATGTCTATCACCCGCCCGCGATACTTACGCACTGCCGACCAGTCCTCCAGTATACCATCACGAACAGCCGCTACGTGCCCTCTAACGTAAATCCAGTAGGTGCCCTCGCCCCACGTATGGCAGTCACTCGCCACGCCTACTAGCGTCTTATATGCTCTCGTTTTGTGGCCGTCAATTTCCATCTTTTTACCAAAGCCCTGCAAGATCGACCCCTGATGCAAGCGCGTCGTGCCAGTGCCAGTCACTCGCCCTTCTTCCTTGTATGCTCTAAACACCTTGCTGAATGGCTGACCAGTAGCAACACAGGTAGCCACTAAACTACAAAAATTTGTATCGTTGTGGTACTTATTACCAATCCGCGCTAATTCAGCGTATGAGTGTTTGTAAGTTTTCATTTTTTAACCCTCTTAGTTACTCACCACAACCGCCAGCATTCTAGCGGTTCCGGTGAATAACCGTTGTTCGTCCTGTAGCTGGCAAACCCCTCTAGGCTACGTTATAACCGGACAAACTCGGTTACTCGTTCTCGCTTAGTATGGCTGTCATCTCTGCTATTGCCAAGGCTAGGAAGCCAGAGAGTTGATCCGAAGATCACCGCTATTGCGAGAGGGAAGCAGGGACTGTCTCCTTCGTTGCTGGCCTATAAACGCCCTTGGACGTTGCCAGCACTAGGTATCAATCTGGGGAGCCGTTCCCCCGTTTCCTTGATGCCCAGTTTAGGGACTTGAGAGACTACTGCTTATCTATTTGCGACATAGGTATATCTGGTTGCGACAATCTACAATCTTTTTTATCTAGCTACATCTATATCAATTTATTTGTGGCTACTTGTGGCTATCCTTGTGTACCTAGCATAGAGGACTGCTTGTGTCAACCTGTGTATTCATACAGTGCTGTAGGTATCCACTAGCATACTCACACTTCCCCTGTCTAGCCTTGTGTCTGACCCGACGGCTCCTTGTGGTCACTTATGGATATTGTTTCTAAGGGTGACTCATGGTAAGTGGGTGCTTAAGCATGCCCCGGGGGTCCCTCGGTATGCGCGAGTAATGTGTAAGTACCCTCCGGTATACAAAAAAGGGTGAAATTAGGATACCTGTATAAGTCTTGTGAATACTTGTAAGCCTTTGATATACATAAGGAAACACAAGCTGGCCCTTAAGTAGCCGTAGGTTATAAGAAGGGACATCATTAGAATAAAAAAGAATGACATGTGTGGGGAACTTTTGGCTAGGCAGGCGGCCTAAAGAAACATTAGGATATATAGTAAATACTGCTTGACATTAGCTTAGAAATATGCTATAATATCTAGTATAATAAAGACACTAAGGTAACTAAGCGCCTTAAGTGTACTTAAGAAGGCTTTAAGAATTATCTTTAAAGAAATAATTAAAGTATAATACTAAAGAATACTTAAGTATACTTAAGATAACCATAGGAGTAGACCTTGAGTAGTAAAGAATCTAATGGTGGTCAGCCCGCAAAGCGGGTTGGGCGGCCTAAAAAGAACACGGTATCGTCAAAAACCAAGGGTAAGCGGAATGCAGTAGGTCGTCCCAAGGGTGATGCTGCGGTGATTAACGAATACAAAGCTAGAATGTTAGCATCTCCTAAGAGTAGGAAGGTGTTAGACGCTATATTGTCAGCAGCATTAGACGATGACCATAAGAATCAAGCGGCAGCATGGAAGTTGTGCATGGATAGGCTTTTGCCTGTCAGTTATTTTGAAAAGGATAAGGCTACTGGAGGCAAGAGTGCCATTAATATCTCTATTACGGGAGTTGGTGGTGAGACTACAGTTATTTCAGGTAGCGAAGAACCCATTGAAGGGGAATATACAGATGTATAATATAAATCAAGACTTAGATTATTTTACTAGGGAAGAGTTTGCTTGCCAATACACTGGTGAGAACGAGATTAGCGACAGGTTGTTGCTGAAGTTAGATTTGTTACGTGCGCGCTGTGGGTTCCCCTTCGTTATCACGAGTGGCTTTAGAAGTAAAGATCACCCAATTGAAGTAAAAAAGGAGAGACCCGGAACTCATGCCCAAGGCATTGCAGCAGACATTAAAGTTAACGATGGTACACAACGGTTTAGGATTGTTCAAGAGGCTATCTCGATGGGCTTTTCAGGAATCGGAGTTGCTTCTAGCTTTGTGCATGTTGACATCCGCAGTTTGGACATTAACGAGTCTCCTGTAATGTGGACATACTAAGAGGTATAACATGGTAGCTGGTATTGGTAAAGTATTAGGACAAGGTCTTGCTAGAGGTTTAGCTAAAAACATATCCACGTCAAACTGAAGAAGAAGTAACCATTGACTGATTTAAAAGTTGAGTTGCTGCCATGGCAACAAGAGGTCTACAACGACCCTACACGCTTTAAAGTGATAGCGGCAGGTAGACGTACAGGCAAAAGTAGATTAGCCGCTTGGGCTTTAATACTAAACTGTTTGTCAGCTAAGAGAGGTCAGGTGTTCTACGTTGCCCCTACACAGGGACAGGCTAGGGACATCATGTGGCAGATGTTGCTGGAGTTAGGCCATAGCGTTATAGCGTCAAGCCATGTTAACAACCTACAGATTAAATTTGTTAACGGTGCGTTGTTGACGCTAAAGGGTGCTGACAGACCTGAGACTATGCGTGGTGTTAGCCTGAAGTTCTTGGTCATGGATGAGTATGCTGACATGAAGCCAGAGGTCTGGGAGCAGATCCTGCGTCCTGCTCTTGCGGATCAGAAGGGTGATGCGATGTTCATTGGTACGCCAATGGGTCGTAACCACTTCTATGACTTATATACGTACGCTTGTGTTTCTGAGGATGCTACTTTTAAGGGTTATCACTTCACAAGTTTTGACAACCCGTTGCTCGACCCTAAAGAGATTGAAGCTGCTGAGAAGAGTATGTCAGCCTTCTCTTTCCGACAGGAGTTTATGGCAAGCTTTGAGGCTCACGGTAGTGAACTCTTTAAAGAAGATGATGTTAGGTTTAGCGAGGAGGAGCCAGCAGATGGTGATTATTACATTGCAGTCGATTTGGCAGGCTTTGCAGACGTACAGAAAGTCACTACCAAAACTAAACGTCTTGACCAAACAGGCATTGCTGTGGTTAAAGCGGGCATTGAAGGTTGGTGGGTTGCTGATATCATACATGGGCGTTGGGGCGTCGAAGAGACTGCACGACGAATCTTTGGAGCAGTCAACAAATATAAACCAGTAGCGGTGGGTATTGAAAAAGGAGCCCTGAAGAATGCAGTCTTTCCTTATCTCAACGACCAGATGAAAAAGAATCAAAGGTTCTTCCGTGTTGAAGAACTTACTCACGGTAATAAAAAGAAAACAGATCGAATCGTATGGGCGTTGCAAGGACGCTTTGAACACGGTACAATTACACTTAACAAGGGTGACTGGAATACAGAGTTTCTTGATGAGTTGTTCCAATTCCCTAATCCATTAGTCCATGATGACTTGATAGATTGTTTAGCATATATAGACCAGTTAGCTAAGGTTTCTTATGCTTACGACTATGAAGAAGAAGACTACGAATTCCTAGATAAATACGCAGGCTATTAACTATGTTAGAAGATAAAGATACATTTACTATTGAACAGACACTTGAAGGCTGGGTGATGGACAAATGTGACGGTTGGCGAGATCATTATGAAGCTAACTATTCAGAACGCTTTGAAGAGTACTATAGACTGTGGAGAGGCCAGTGGGCTCCGGAAGATTCTAGTCGTTCATCTGAACGCTCTAAGATTATCTCTCCTGCGTTACAACAGGCTGTTGAGTCTTCCGTTGCAGAATTAGAAGAAGCTACTTTTGGACGTGGTAAGTGGTTTGACATTCGCGATGACATTCACGACCAAGACTCTTCTGACATTGTTATGTTACGTAAGCATTTGACAGATGATTTTAAAAAGAATAAAGTACGTAAGAGTGTCGCGGAGTGTTTGATCAATGCTGCTGTTTTTGGTACAGGTATCGGCGAAGTTATACTTGAAGAAGAAAAAGAATTTAAGCCGGCAACACAGCCAGTAATGGGTGGTGAGTTGACAGCCGTTGGTGTTACTATTCAAGATCGTACTTGTGTTAAGTTACGTCCTGTAATGCCTCAAAACTTCTTGATTGATCCTGTTGCTACTTCTATTGAAGAAGCATTGGGTTGTGCTGTAGATGAGTTTGTACCCACGCATTCTGTAGAGCAGCTGATAGAAAGCGGTGTATATCGTGATGTTGAATTAGAAAGCGCTTATCCTGACTTTGACATAGAGCCTGATCAAGACTTAACTACTTATGCTGATGACAAAGTACGTTTAACTAAGTACTATGGTCTTGTCCCCCGCCACTTACTGACGGATGCGCAGGTAGAAAGTGAAGATGAAGAAGTAGTAACAATGTCTGAAGAGGACGACGATTCTTACTATGTTGAAGCAATGATTGTTATTGCTAACAGTGGTCAACTTCTTAAAGCAGAAGAAAACCCTTACATGATGGGTGATCGTCCTATCGTCGCATTTCCTTGGGATGTCGTTCCTAGCCGCTTTTGGGGTCGAGGTGTATGTGAGAAAGGGTATAACTCACAAAAGGCGTTAGACACAGAACTACGCGCTAGAATCGACGCTCTTGCTTTGACCATCCACCCTATGATGGCTATGGATGCTTCACGTATGCCTAGAGGATCTAAGCCTGAAGTACGTCCGGGTAAGATTATTTTAACTAACGGCAACCCAGCTGAAGTATTACAACCATTTAACTTTGGTAACGTAAGTCAGATTAGTTTTGCACAGGCACAAGCTTTGCAAACTATGGTACAGACAGCTACAGGTGCTATTGATTCAGCTGGTACGGCAGGTTCTATCAATGGAGATGCCACTGCCGCAGGTATTTCAATGTCGCTAGGTGCTATTATTAAGCGTCATAAGCGTACCTTGATTAACTTTCAAGAGTCTTTCTTGATCCCATTTGTTACTAAAGCAGCACATCGTTACATGCAGTTTGAACCTGAGATGTATCCTGTTGCTGATTATAAGTTCCACACGTCTAGTTCTTTAGGAATCATTGCACGAGAATACGAAGTTACACAGCTTGTACAGCTTCTCCAAACGATGTCTCCAGAGTCACCTATGTACTCTCAGCTTATCATGTCTATTGTTGATAACATGAACTTAGCTAATCGTGAAGAACTAATACAATCTCTGCAACAAGCTAACCAGCCTAACCCGCAAGCGCAGCAAGCGCAACAGGCAGCGCAGCAAGCACAGATTCAATTCCAAGCTTCACAAGCAGCAGCACTACAAGGACAGGCCCAAGAGTCAGCAGCACGAGCACAGAAGCTTACGGTGGAGGCTCAAGCCATTCCTCAAGAGTTGGAGATTGATCGTATTAAAGCTGCAACTGTAAACTTAAAAGCAGGGACAGCAGACGATAAAGAGTTTGAACGACGTCTTAAAATCTCAGGCCAGCTTCTTAAAGAAAGAGAGATAGCAGTTAAAGAAGAGAAAGCACCTACTGCTCCTAACCCACAAGGACTACAGTAATGGTTACGACTAGAGAACTGGAACATGTAGTTGCTCAAGTAAATGTAAAGTTTAAGCAACTAAACGACGAGATTGTAAACCTAAAGAAACAAATAGGGGAAAAGAATGCCAGTAAAAAAAGATCCAAGACTAGCTAGAGCGGGCGTAAGTGGATACAATAAGCCGAAGCGCACCCCCAATCACCCAAAGAAAAGCCATGTTGTCGTGGCAAAAGAAGGTGACAAAATCAAGACGATTAGGTATGGAGAACAGGGAGCAAAGACCGCAGGGAAACCAAAAGCGGGAGAGTCCGAAGCAATGAAAAAGAAACGTGCTAGTTTTAAAGCACGACACGGCAAGAACATTGCCAAAGGTAAGATGTCCGCAGCTTATTGGGCTGATAAATCAAAATGGTAGTAACAGGAGAATCTTATGCCATACGGTAAAGGTACATACGGTAGTAAAGTAGGTCGTCCACCTAAGAAGAAAGAAGCAGTAAAGCCTAAGAAGAAGCCCGTTAAAAAAGGTAAGTAACATGCCAGCTAAGAAATCTACAGTGAACAAAGCAGGGAACTACACTAAGCCTACCATGCGGAAGAACTTGTTTAACAAGATCAAAGCAGGAACTAAAGGCGGTAACGCTGGTCAATGGTCTGCTAGGAAAGCACAGATGTTAGCAAAGGAGTATAAGGCAAAAGGTGGAGGCTATAAGTAATGGCTCTAAAAGAATCACAAAAGTCGTTAAAGAAGTGGACTAAGCAGAAGTGGCGTACACCTTCTGGTAAGCCTAGCAGCAAGACTGGAGAAGTCTATGCACCTTCTAAAACCATTAGTAAGCTGAAGTCCACAGCAGCAGGTAAGAAGAAACTAGCAGCTGCTAACAAAAAGAAAAAGGAAGCTACTGCTAAAGGAAAGCAACACGCTAAGCATGGTTTACATAAAGGTAAAAAAAGATGAAAGGTCAGACCCACGGCGGTAAAGGAAGTAGTCAAAGAAAGACAGACTCAAAGAAGTTTGCTAGTAACTGGGATGCTATATACAACAAAGCTACTAAGAAGTCAAGTAAAAACACAAATAAAGCTTGACTTTTTTATACTTTTATGTTATACTAACTAGGTAACTATAACTAAATTAACTGTCCTTAAAGGAAAAACAGTATGATTGATAAACAACTTGAAATATATTATCGCAACATGAAAGACATGTTTGGGTCTGATGGTTGGAAACAACTGTTAGAAGAT